CAGAAGGCATCAACCTCGCGCCAGTCACCGTATGCGGAGATCGGACGTACCGGGCTTCGGCAGTGGGGCGGGTACGTCCTTGAGGAGTGGCTGACTGAACTACAGGGGCGGCGCGGCGCGGAGGTCTACCGCGAACTCAGTGACTCTGACCCGATTATCGGGGGCATCCTCACCGCGATCGAGGTTCTGGTTCGCAAGGTTACGTGGTGGGTCGAGCCTGCATCGGCTACCGACCGGGGCGACCTCGAAGCACAGTCCTTCTTCGAGGGTGTGTTGTTCGAGGATCTAGAGAACTCATGGAGCGACACCGTGAGCGAGATCCTTTCGTTCCTGCCCCACGGGTTTCACATCGGGGAGGAAATCTACAAGAAGCGCAACGGCTTCTCGCTTGACCCAACGAAGCGCAGCAAGTTCGATGACGGGCGGATCGGGCTAGGCAAGATCGCTACTCGCTCGCAGGACTCGTTGCTGCATTGGGAGTTCGATGACCACGACGATTGGACGGCGTTCGTCCAGCAACCGCCGCCGAGCTACGGGACGTACACGATCCCCCGAGAGAAGGCGTTGCTGTTCCGCACGAAGGTCCACAAGAACAACCCGGAAGGGCGCTCGGTCCTTCGTAACTGCGTCAAGCCGTGGTACATGAAAAAATCCTTCGAGGCGCTAATGGGCATCGGCGCTGAAAGAGATTTGGCCGGTCTGCCGATGCTGACCCCACCGGCCGACGTGGACATCTGGAACGGCAACGACGCGGCGATGGTGCAGCTCAATGCTGATGCAAAGGCGATGGTTACCCAGGTGCGCCGTGATGAACTAGAAGGAGTCGTGAAGCCTGCCGGGTGGGAGTTCGAGCTGCTCAAGGGCGGCGGCTCCCGCGCTTTCGACTTGCTTGCGATCGTTCGCTATTACGACGAGGTCATGGCGCGGAGCTTGCTCGCTGACGTAATCACGATGGGCGGCGACAAAGCAACAGGCAGCTACGCGCTATCGAACAACAAGCGCGACCTGTTCAACGGGGCCATCGAGTCGCACCTTGACCAGATCGCGGCGGTGTTCAACACGGATGCTATCCCGAGGCTTTACCGCCTGAACGGTATGCCCTCACCGAACGGCTATGCGCGTCTCTGTCACGGTCCTGCCGAAGAGGTTGACCTTGACGGCATCGCCGAGATTCTTACGTCGGCAGCATCGGCAGGCGCTCCCCTCTTTACCGGCGATCAGGCCGACCCGCTGCTTGAGTGGTTGCGTGAGAAGATCGGCGCTCCGAGTGCTGAGGCCGGGGATACGTCCGAGGGCGAGTAAGTGCCCGTCGTCTACTTCCACAAAGAGGCAACCCCCACCCCGGAACAACGCTCCTGGCGTGCCCGTATTGCCGCCAATGAGAAGCCTCTCATTGCTGCCTTTCTCGCCTGGGTTGACCGTCTCCACGAGCAGCTAACAGACAACGTGTTGGCGACGGCCATCATCAACCGTTCCGCCGGAATGCTCGACCACATCTTGCAGGCGGTCGCGTTCCAGCCCGTCCTCTATCCCATCGCGGTAGACGAGGCCGAGCGAGCTTTCGAGGACGTGTCCCACCTGAACCCGTACCTGCATCTGTCCTTCAACTTGCACAACCCGCATTTCGACCGGATGGTGCAGGCTGAGCAGGCAAGGCTTGTCCGTGAGGTAACTACTGAGACACGTCGCGCTATTGCGAACGTGGTCAGCCGGGGTTATGCGTCCGGTGTTCACCCGTATGTCCTTGCCCCGCAGATCAGGGAGGTTGTGGGGCTTACCTCTCGTCAGGCGAACGCGGTGATGAACTTCGCGGAGGGACAGCGGAAACTTGGGCGTTCACCGGATCGGGTGGCGGCGTCGGCTATGCGTTATGCGGGGAAGATGCGGACGGCGAGGGCTAAATCCATCGGTCGGACTGAAACAGCCCGGAGCATGATTCTCGCAAAGCAGCAATCGTGGCTCGACGCTGGCGCGCAAGGTCTGTTCAACGTTGCCACGGCTGAGATTCGGTGGTCGGCGGTTCAGGACGACCCTACGGAGATTTGCGCGATCCTGAACGGTACGACGGTCCCGCTTGGGTCTACGTTCGATGGTCTACTGCCACCAGCTCACCCGAATTGCCGTTGCGACGTGGCGCTCGTTTTGCCATCGTTCGTTCCTGAGGCGCGGCCTTCGTTGTCGCTCGTTCGCTAGAAAGTCAGAGCCTCTCGCGCCATAGCCCCTCAGGCAGCGCGATGTGCGTCTCGCCCGTTTCCTTGTCGAGTACCGCGTTACCCATCTCAACCCCGCAGACAACCAAGAGGCCCCACTTGTCCGTGGTGTAGATGTACCTCGATCCGTCAGGATGCGGGTACTTGTATGTGGAACGCGCAAGACTCCACTGGGCTTCCCAGACGCGGTCGCTGTTGTGCGTCTCCTTAAAGACCTCGCACGCACGCCAAGGATGGAACTCCGCACCCGAGACTAGTCCCATCCCGCACTCCGCACACTTCGTTACGTGAATGACCTCATGCAGCGGGTAGCCGTGTAGATCGAAACGGCGCGGCTTGGTAGAAGCGTTCACTGCCACCATGCCACCCTACCTGACACCCCGGACGGATGCAAGCCCGCCGATATCCCCCACCCGTGGAACTCGTCCGCCGTCCCCTCCCCATCCTCGTTCGCAAGTTGCATGATCTGGGCGAGTTCTTCGGAGACGAGGTACTGGCCTCACTGGGCAAGGTCTACCCGGCAAGCGTGCTCGGCTGGGCCAAGTCTGTCGAGTGGCGCAAGTCCGACGTTCCGCTCGCTGATATTCAGATGGCAAGGCGTCCGGGCGGGCGGGATCAGGGCAAGGTCGAAGGAATCGCACAGGCTCTCGATGGCGGCAAGCAGATGGATCGTGTCGTGCTTGTCCAGACGCCGGGGAACGACAAGTACGAGATCGCGGACGGCTACCACCGGACGCTCGCATTCGACCGCGCAGGCCGCACGAACATTCCCGCCTACGTCGGCAAAGTCAGCACCGATGAAGGGCCGTGGCAGCGCGAGATGCACGACGCGAAGCTGAACAAGGCCGCCCCCGTCCTCGTAGTCCACAAAGACGCCCCAACAGCCACAGATGTCCACGTAGACGTACCTCTCGGCGAGGCCAAGCCGAAACGAAAGCGCAAAAAGGGCGACCCGGTGGAGACTTCTACACCCGAGCTGTCAGTCCTCAAGGCAGACGACGAGGCACGGGTCGTCTACGGCATCGTCCTCGAACCGGACGTGGAGGACTCACAAGGCGACGTGGTCAGCAAAGAGGACGTGGAGATTGCAGCCCATCGGTACCTCTACCAGCAGGGGCTAGCTATCGGAGATCAGCACGCGAAGATGGCCCCCGAAACAGTCCGGCCTGTCGAGAGCTACATCGCACCCTGTGATTTCTCTATGGGCGGACAGGTCGTGAAGGCGGGGTCGTGGGTACTGGCCGCTCATGTTCCCGACGACAACCTTTGGGAGCAGGTCAAGAAGGGGCATAAGGGGGCATGGTCGGTTGGCGGGAGTGGTAGGCGTTCTCCGCTTCCACCCGTCCTCGTTCGCAAGTTCGATGAGTCAGAGCTTCGGGACGACCATGGAAGGTGGTCCGGTGGCGCTATTCACGCGCTTGAGCACCTGGGAGACCATCACGAGGCTACAATCTCCCCCGTTGTGGATGAGAAACAAGGGCGTCTAGAAGCTGCCGTACAGAGAGCAGAAACGGCGCTGTCGAACGCGAACGAGCGCGGCAATGCGGCAGCCATTCAGCGAGCCGAGACTCGCCTTTCAAACGCAAATGAGCGGCTGGATTCACACTTTCTCAAGAAGGACGACGCAACCACCACGGCGGGCCAGCACGGGCAGCCGATCCACGTCCACGTCAACTTCGGGGACGGATCAATCACCCCGGTCGTCCACAACCACATGCCCGAGCATGGCGAGCACACCGTCAACGTTCACGTTCCCGAGCAGGCCGCGCCGGTCGTACACAACCACGTCGAGGCAGCCCCCGCTCCCGAGGTTCACAACCACCACGAGATACACGTCGAGCACCCGCCCGCCCGATCTGTCCGTGTCGAGACGGCAGAAGACGGCAGCAAGCGATACGTGCCTGAGTAATGAGCAAGAGCGACCCCTACTGCGGCGGGGTTTGTTATCAGGACGGATGGCACTACTCCGTCGATGAGAACGACCAGCCTGACCAGCGCCTCGTCCTAGAAGACGACGGCAGCTACCGCCTTGCCAATGAGGACGACGCCTCCTGGCATGATCGCAAGCATGGTCAGTTCGCGCACATCGAACTAGAGGACGGCGGTGCGGGCCTGACTGTCACCGCCGACGAACTCGACGCGATCCAGCAGCTACTCGCTGAGAGGCGCGGCTAGTGGCGTCCGGCAAGTCTCAGTCCCTCATCTCGAAACTGCTTAACGCGGTCTTCAACGGGGCAACCTACACGTCCCCGGCCACGCTCTACATGGCGCTCTGGACAGCCACGCTTACGGCCGCATCGACAGGCTCAACGGCGGGTGAGGCTTCCTACACCGGCTACGTCCGTGTGGCGGTCACGGCTGGCACAGCGGCGTTCCCCACGTCGAGTGGCGGAGCCGCAATCCAGAACGCGAGCGCTATCACCTTTGCAGCTAACGCGGGTTTGCTGAACACCGTCACCTTCTTTGCGATTTGTGACGCATCGACGGCGGGGAACATTCTCTACTGGGGCAGCGTGACCAGTACGGCGATTAACCCTGGGGATACGCCCCAGGTCGCAATAAACGCGTTGCAGGCGTCCGAGCTGTAGTCCGTGGCCGCAGGTCACGTCCAGGTAGCTGTAGACGGCGCAGGTAAGGACGTTGACGCCGACTCGCTGACCTCCACAGAGGCGGGCACCCCTACCGTCTACCGCCAGAACGTCGTGGTTGCCGACCCGACGACCTACGCGAACAAGATGGGCGTCTCGGCAACCGGCGAGGCGATCACCCGAACCGGACCTGTTCCGACCTATTCGGGCCGCGTCAACACGTTTCGCACCCCCGGCAGGGCAGGCACCGCCGGGCAGAAGGTCTTTGCGCTGCACAACGCGACAGGCTCGACCAAGGTCGTCCACGTCAACATGATCGCCATTGACCTAGTGCAGACGGTCATCAAGGCGGTAACGGTGCTTCCCCCGGTCATCCGTGCGTGGAAGGTGACGGTGCTTCCGACGAACGGGACGGCGCTGACGAAGGTTCCGCTTGACTCGTCGCTGAGTTCTTCGTCTTCGGTAACGGTGTTTGGGGATGCCTCAGCGGACGGCACCAACTCGGCCACGGCTCTCACGGCGACCCTTCCGGCGGGCACGATCCTGACGCAGGAGTACGCGCCCCGGTTGATTACCGCCGCCGGTTACGAGATGTTCGATCGGACCACGTTCTTCGACGGGGACACGTTCGTTACGTTGCGCGCCCTGGAAGGGATCGTCGTGTTCCTCGACTACGTGCTCGCCACACAGAACCCGATCACGGATATGTGGGTCGTGACATGCGAGTGGGACGAGTTCTAGCCGTGCCGCCGCAGAGGTAGTCCATGCTTCTTTCGCTCCGTTCGCTCTGGGAGGCGTCATCGTCTTCCACGAAGGCGATAGCGCCGACGCTTGCGGGCACGTCCAGTCTTACTGCGACGGTCACCCCGTACCAGCGCATCACTGTCTCGCTGGCAGGTACGTCATCTCTTGCGGCGACGGTAACGCCTCTCCATCGCTTCACCGTAACGCTAGCGGGAACCTCGACGCTATCCACGACCGTCGTACCACTGCAACGCTTCACAGTCTCGATGGCCGGTACGTCGAGTCTTACGGCGACCGTCACGAAGGCATCCACGACGAAGGCGATCACGGTCTCGCTCTCCGGGACAAGCGCGCTCACCGCAAGCGTCACCCCCTACCAGCGGATCGTTTCCACTCTCGCAGGCACGTCCGCCCTGACCGCATCGGTAACGCCCTACCAGCGGATCACGGCCACCCTTGCCGGTACGTCCAGCCTGAGTGCAACGGTTGTCCCCTACCAGCGGATCGTCGCGGTTCTCTCCGGCACGTCGGCGCTCACTACGGCGCTGACTCCGTATCAACGCATCACAGCATCACTCGCGGGCACATCGGCGCTCGTCTCAGCGATCACCGCCTACCAGCGCATCGCGCCCACACTTGCCGGTTCGTCCTCGCTCGCGGCAACCGTCACACCGTTCCAGCGGATCTCAGTCACCATCGGTGGAACATCGGCCCTCACGGCATCAGTCACCACTGGCGGTGGAGTCATTCAGCCGATCTCGCCCACCGTCGCCGGGACAAGCTCACTCACGCTCAACCTCGACCCGTTGCAGCAGTTCGCTGTAGCGCTTGCCGGAACGTCAACACTCACCGCGCCCGTCACCCTCGCACCTGTTGTCCGTCAGATCACCGTCGCCCTAAACGGAACGTCCACCCTCACAGCCCAGCCCGGATTCATTCGCTACATAGGCGACCCGCTGCTAACCGGCCCAGGACAGGTGACAGGCACAGGACTCGTTACCGGGTGGACTCTCACGCTTGGCGGAACGTCCTCGCTCTACGCCACTCCCACTTCGCGCCCGGTCACCCACGATGGCGGCGGTAACGGCAAGGGGCGTCGCCGCAAAGTCAGCCCCTCCACCCTTGCCCGTCTGCGCGCTCAGTCACAACGGATGGTGCATAGAGGACGGGCCGTACCGCTCGCAACATCAACACCTGTCAAAGCTGCCGTAGTCACCCCTGATGACGAGCAGGACGACGGGGAGGCTCAGGAGGTACTGCGGATTATGGGGATGCTCTAAGCGAACGAACCCGGACCGCTTCCGATAGGCGCGGTTCGGATGGCTCGCAAGCTCCACGACATTCAGCCCGGCGAGGTTTCGCTGGTGCATCGCGGCGCGAACAGGCGTCGTTTCCTGCTTGCGAAATCCGGCGAGGTCGAGTTTGAGGAGACCATTGCCAAGATTCTCGATGAGCCTGCCGAGGGCGAGGACGCGCTACTCGACAAGGTTCGCAAGGCAGGCGGCGACGAGGAAGTCCTGCTTGCCGCATCCGCCTACGCCCGGATCGTTGAGGCGATCCCCGCCGACGTGCTGAAGGCGATGACGCCGCAGATGCAGGACGCCGAGGACGAAGAGGACAACACGGACGGTGGCAGCGACGAAGCAGCCGAGGGCGAAGGCAACGAGGACGAGGACGAACTCGCGAAGGCATACGAGACCGTCCTCAAGCGCACGTTCACCGCCGACCAGCGCAAGTCCCTCGCCGACTCAGGCGCTGCCATGAGTAACGGCAGCTACCCGATCGAGAACGCGGGCGACCTGAAGAACGCCATTCACGCGGTTGGTCGTGGCAAAGCACCGCACGCAGAGATTCAGGCGCACATCAAGACACGCGCCAAAGCCCTAGGCGCTGAAGACCAGCTCCCGGACGAATGGAACGTCAACAAGGAGGACGGAATGAGTGAGACCGCACAGGCCGTGCCGGTCAAGAAGGACGACGGCTCGTGGGATCTCACGGGTGTCCCCGAAGATCAGCGCGCAGCCGTCGAAGCAGTCATCAAGGCGAACGACGCGGAGAAGGCCGAACTTATCGCCAAGGCTCAAGAGCAGGCGACGAAGGCTGAGAACGCCGAGAAGATCGCCAAGGAAGAGCGCGACGTTCGCGAGACCCGCGACTAC